ATTTGCTGTGATATCAAATGTTGCGTTTGTACCTGCACCTGTTGTTGTTGAAGCAACGCCAGTGCCTGTTCCCTCATTAACTCCTAAGAATCCTAATGATGCACCAGTTGGAATTGAAAGAATACCGCCTGATGGTGTTTTTGTAATAACATTATTTTGAATAATATCAGAAATGATTGCTTCCATACGCTGTACACCTTGTATAGAATAAGGAACATCACCTGCGGCAACTAAACTGCCTGCTGGTCTGATATTTGTTGATCTTAATTCGTCACCTACTACTGCTGAGTTTTCTGGAACACTCATTGGAAGTATTTCGTAATACGTTCCAGTTTTTACATTTAAAGTTTTTGTAGGTTTTAATTCTGCTGGAACATTGTTAGTGTTACCTGCTGTTATAGCCGCTGATGATATTGACATCAATGTGCCAATGTCAGCACTCACTGATGTTTCAGCAATGTAGTTAACATTTGAATATTGATTAATTGTGACTTGTTCTGCACTGTAACTTAAAGAGTTTCCAATCACTTGCTGAGCAATGTATGCCGCTCTGTTGATTGCCGCCGCTGTTTCGGCAGTTTGACCTGTGATGTATGAAGCACCTGCTGGAGTAAAGTAACTCAATGCCGCAAATCTTGATTGAGCATTTCCGCCGTGTCTTAAATCGTTTGTTACAGCATCAATTAAAATTCCAACATCTCTTTTACATTTTGTAGCATTGTACGTGAATGCGTTTGTAAAAGGTGGTATGTTGTTTGTGATTTGTCTGTCAATCCACGCAATAGTTTCTGCTTGAATAAATGCTTTATTTCTTGTAAGCATATAAACACCTTGAGGATTTCTTGGTCCTTGATCCATTTGATGTAGTGCATATCTTACTGATTTCCAAGGTCTGTCTAGTGTAACACCAGCATTAGGAGCCGGATTGTCAACACCATTTGGACCTACATAATAAACTTGATCAACTTGTCCTACATAACCCCATTCAGGTAATGTGCCTGCTGAGTTAACCACAAGAGCCTGTCCTGCCGCTCCAATTGGTAATCTTGCTGGACCCGAAGCACCGTAAATTAATATGTCACCTTCTGAAGATAGTACATCATTTTCTGGACCGCCTGATAACAACTGCCAAACAGATGTGTCAACACCAGCCCCTGGTGCATAATCTGGTTGGTTAATAGTTGATGGTCCAACATTGTTTGATGTGTGTGAAGTGATACAAATGTATGAAGTGTCTGTGTTTACAGAACCTCTTACAATATCACCTTTGTCATAATAAGTTGCGTTTGCCCAAGTGCCTTTCCAGTATAAACCTTCGTTTAGTTTATCCCAGTAAAGAACATTTGGTGGTCTGTTACCTGTTGTATCTGCGATTGCGATATAAGTTATACCGCCAACTCTAACAACATCACCTGTTTTATAGGCAGTTACGTTGCTGTAATCACCTTTTAAACTGAAACCTGTTACGAATAAATCCCAATCAGAAGTTTCAGTTGATGGAACTTTGTTTAAATTGTTTGTAAGTGCAACATATTGGTAACCTCCGTAAGTAACAATGTCACCTGGTTGGTATTGAGTTGCTCCACTCCATGAATCTTCAAATTCTAAACCTGGAATAAAAATATTCCAATCTGCTTCATCAGCCGCAAGCGAACTTGTTGCTGTGTGTTGATTTATACAAATCCATAAGTTAGCACCGTACTTAACAACATCATTCACTTTGTATCTTGTTGCTGTTACCCATGCACCTAAATATTCAATACCTTTGTGTAGGTATTGCCATTTTGCTTGATCTAATTCTAAACCATCTGCCGCATCTGCCGCCGATGTGTGACCAGTGACACAAACATAAAGTTGTCCACCATATCTTACTGTGTCATTTGGTTTGTATCTTGTTGCTGTTGCCCAAGTGTTTAACCAGTTGAATCCTTTTGAAAAAACTTCCCATTTTGCTAAATCTAATTCTAAACCGTCAGCAAGAGTTGCCGCTGATGTGTGTTCTGTTACACAAAGATAAACAGTTGCACCATATCTTACTAAATCATTAATTTTGTATCTTGTGCTGATTGCCCAGTCTGATTTGTAATCAAAACCTTCGATGAATAAATCCCATTTTGCTAGATCGCCTTCTAGTCCAATGTTTACATCAGCGTTAGAAGTGTGTCCAGTGTTACAGATATAAATGTAACCACCATATTTTACAACGTCATTAGGTTTATAAGTTGTGTTTACTCCCCAAGAACCTTTCCATTCTTGACCATCTGACATCAACGCCCAGTTAGCCGCTGTCAAGTCATCTTGGAATTCTGCCGCCGCAGTATGGTTTACCACACAAATGTATGTTCTACCACCGTATCTTACGACATCATCTACTGAATAAACGGCACCTGTGTACCAAGCACCTTTCCAAACAAAACGTATTCTACCTAATTTAAACTCAGCCATGGGTTAATATATCCTCTTATTGTAGTTATTTATCATTATGAACCATATCCGTTAGAACTATCAATAGCACTTACCGGATCTCCCTCATTCAATTCTGTACTTGCTGTTCCTCCTGTAAAGAAGTTTAAGGCCATCATATATCCGTCTATTCCGCCGTTTAATTTAGCAACTCTGTCGATGACCACAGTTCCTGTTTCTGGGAACGCTTCATTGAATATTTCTCTATTTCTTACTTTAATTTGTCCTGCTCTAAATCCAGAAACGTTCAAATTAGCACCACCGCCTGAAACTCTTGAACCTATGTATGTTACAATCGCTTTCTGTGTTGGTACAACGTTATCGGAGTTAGCCGCCATTGTAGGATCTGTTGAAAATTCTCTAATTACAACTTCTGTTCCACCCAATACAACTCCACCTAATGCTAATTCTGATAATCCTTGTAGATTGAATAAATCTGCGTTAAGTGTTACAATACCAGTTGCCTGTTCAACTTCAAATAATTCTCCAACACGGAAGTTACCATCTTGGTCAGTTGATGTATAGAAAACTCTACCACCGCCATTGTTTGCTGTTTCTCTAAATGGTTGTGCTTCAAAGCCTGGTGTAAATCCTGCATTAGTGTAAAGTTCTGGATAATTTGTTGTGCCTAATCCACCAGTACCGATATCTAAGAAATCATGTCCAGTCAATCTAACTTGAGAATATTGCTGTCTGATAGTGATTACTGTTTCGTGATCTGGTGATTCGTTTGCTTTTAAACTTGGCGAAATTCTAAATTGTGCTGTGAGATTCGGAGCCACACCAGATACATTAGTGATCTGTGTTACTCTATAAATTTGATCGTCAATACCAGTGATGTACAACAAGTCACCTGGTCCAGGTTCTCTTGTTAATTCTTTAATTTGTACAACTTTACCTATTTGATATTCATCAGCAAGTCCATCACCTACAATAGTAGCACTAACATTTATAAATCCTGTTCCTCTGTTTGAGAATGTAGGTTGTGATAATACACCGTTTGCTATTCTGGCTTGTACTGCCACATCAAGTGTGTTAACATTATCTGTGATTGTTACTGTTGGTGCAGTTGCGTAACCTGATCCTGTATCAATCAATTGAATTTTTGAAACTTTTCCTGCGTTAGTGATAACTCTTCCTAAAGGTGGTGCACCTTTTTTAATCACAGTTGCGTTTGTCATTAAGCCTTGTGGCAGTGGAATAAAGTAACCACCGTTGCTTCTTCCACCAACGATTGTTGTGTATGATCCAGACAAAGTTGTTAATTCTTTCCAAGACACAGCATCATATGAATAAGCAACTTCACCATTTGTTGTGATTGCTAGATATGTACCTTGTGAGTAAGTTACTGAATAAGGTCCTGTGTGTGGAGGTGTGTCTGATTCTGTCCATACTGTGATAGCACTTGTTGAACTTTGTGCCGCATTAGCATTTGAAACAAAAAATTTGTTAACTGAAGTTGAATCATCAAATGGTGAATCTTGAACTGAAGCAATAAATTTACCACCAGCGAAAGTTAATTCTTGTAATAGATATTTGTTTCCACCAATGTCTGCCGCTAATTCCCAAGTTGTTCCACCATCAACAGATTCCCAAGTTTGTCCAAAATTATTTCCTATAATCACTAAACCATTGCCAGCCGCAATTTTAGTAAACACTGGAGTTGATCCGTCGTATGGTTCAACTTGTACTGATTGCCAACTGTTGCCTTCGTCTCCAGAAGTATAAACAACTCCTGTTTCAGCCACAACAACCCATTGTCCAGAAACATTTTCCCAAGCAACGCCTCGGAATATGTCTGCTCCTATGTTGCCAGATATATCTGACCAGTTTGCTCCATCTTGAGATCTTGCTAAAGTTCCTGTTGAACTAACAGCCATAAAATTGTTTGCACCACCAACGATGCCGTTCCAGTTTGCTGTTGGTACAGCATTGGCTACTGTCCAGTTTGTTGAATCCACTGTTCTTAAACCTCTACCGTTTCCTAATAACACAGTAACGTTTGTAGAAGAAACTCTTCTTGAAGCACCTAGTAAGTATTCTCCACTTAATGGTATTGAAGCAGTTGAATTAGCATACGGTGGTTCACTGAATTGAATTCTTGGTTCGATAAAATATTTTGTTGAAGGATCCAGTTCAGTTGCAATTTTAAATCCACCTAAGAAATGTTGCCATCCAGGTGTATTATCAAATTCTTTTTTAACTGTACAAGTTTTTGTTACTTCGTCAAAAGAATCAATTATAGCATATTGTCCTCTACCAGTACCTTCCCAAATATAAATTCGTTGTCCCACAGTTTGTGCTGATGTGCCTTGGAACTGTTGATTCAATTGAATTGAAGTTGCTGTACCTGTTATTGCAGGTCCTGATTTACTGGTGTAACCAGCACCACCTGCCGGAGTTGAATCTCCAGGACCTAATATTCTTATTTTGTTTACAGCACCATCTCTTGTGTTATCGTATGTGATTGATGCCGCCGCACCTTCTCCTGATCCTGTAATTGTTATGTCTGCTTGAGTGTAATCTTGTCCTGCGTGGTCATAAGCAAACGCAAATATTTCATTTTCATCGTTGTACACAGCATCTATCTGTGCTTCTTGTGTTTGGTTATTGAATTTTGCTGTGATAGGTGTTTCTGTTGGAGTTACTCCTTCAGCAACTGATCCCCAATCTCCATAAGAGTTATTACCGTTGGTTGCTCTAACTTTTCCACCAGCAGTTGCTAGATAACCTATGTGACAGTAGTATGTAAACACAGAAACAAGTTCTGATCTACCTTCTCCGTTGACCCAGAAACCAATACCTTGATCAATTACCTGTGTAAAGTCGTTGGCAACAATTGATTTGTATCCACCATTGTGTAAATCTCCATCCACTTTTAATCCAATACAACCTCTACCAAATGTTGATACGTTTTGTACATAACAAGAACGTGTTGTGATCCAAGCCGAGGCATCTGAAGCACCTGTACCCGGATTTAATGAAACAAAAGAACCACCTGTTGGTCTTCTTGTGCCATACTCGTTGACTGGACCCAATGTGCCAGACAAACCACTTAAAGTCATATTTCTAATACCTGAACCATTGTTTACATGGAACATATCTTGACCTTCGTAACCTGTTGCTGGTCTGATTTCAGTACTTCTTAATTCATCTCCAACCAATGCTGTGTCTCTTGGTACTTTGATCGGAAGTATTTCGTTGTACATTCCTGTTTTAATGAATATTGTTGCTGGTGATCTTTGTCCCAAGTCAGCATTAATAAAATCACAAGCAAATTTAACTGTTTTAAAAGGAGATGCTAATTGTGTACCTCTATCATCTGCATCAACACCTGCTGGTGAAACATAATAAACTTTTGGAGTTACATCAAAGTTTTCCCAGAAAGGAATACTGTTTGAACCTACTTTTAATAATTGACCCGACGTTCCAAGACCAATTCTTAATCTTGTAGAATCATCATTTTGTGTTTTGATATCACCAGGATATTCCAATACGTTTGGTGTGTGTCCTGTTGCTAATAATACCCAATAAGGACCAACATTTTCTGATTCAAAATCTAATGGTGGTTTAGCATCTGATGAATTTGCTTCATGTTTTAAAATACATTTGTAAAGTGTACCAGCAACTGTAACAACATCTCCAGGGAAATAAGTATTTTCTCCTGTAACACCACCAATACCTACTTCAACCCACGGACCTTTGAAAGCATAACCTTCTACAAGTAATTGCCAAGGAAAAGGTGTATCGGTTCCTTCATCATACACACTTCTTGTTGATGGATCAACCTGTTCATTGTCTTTTACAGCGATGTAAAGATCACCACCTGCTCTTACAACGTCACCTGTTTTGTACGCTAATGGTAATTCGCCTAGATCAGGATCAATATAAGTTGATGACCATTCTCCTTTGAATGTGTAACCTACAATTTGTAATTCCCAAGTGCTTGTGGCATCTGTTACTGCTGGAGTAACACCTATGTTACTTTTTAAAGCAACGTATGTGTAACCTCCGTAAAGTACCACATCTCCTTGTTGATAATATTTTGATTGGTTCCATACATCTTCATATTCCAATCCTGGCATCCACAGATTATAATTAGTTTCATCCATGATTGTGTCAATAGCCCAATGTCCTGTTGCTACTTGCCACATACCCGGTGACCATCTTACTAATTCACCTGGAGCATATCTTTCACCGAAAGCATAATCGCCTCTGTATCTAATTCCTGTTAATACTGTTTCCCATTGTTGGCTGTTCGCTTCTAGTCCGTCAGTGGAAACGTTTGCTAAACCATTTACAGAAACTGTTGTTATTGCACCACCAGTAACTGTGTTAATTGTGATCACAGCATCATTGTCAGGAGTTGCTCCTCCAATGCTTGTGCCTAAAATTGTGAATGTTTCTAGTGCCGCATAGTTAGAACCACCGTTTGTGATCTTAACATAATAAGTTGCTCCAACTTTGAAAACAAAGAATTGAAATCCTGCACCAGCAACTGTTGTAGTAGATGCTACTGTTGGATTAACAAATTTATTTGAAAGTGCTGATCTGTGTCCTGTTTTACATCTATAAACTGTACCACCATAGTACACAACATCATCTGGATAATATAAAGTGTTGTTGATCCAATCTGCTCTGAAATTGTCTGATCTTGAATATTGATCCCAATATGCCGCATTGTATTGTAAACCATCGTCAGCAGAACCAGAAGTGTGTGCTGTGTTACACTTCCAAATTGATCCACCGTAGATTACTGTTTGGTCAACGTTATAAAGAGTATTTGGAGTCCATACACTTGCCCAATCTTCTCCACGAGCAAAGTATACCCATTTCAATTCGTCACCTAATACACCATTGCTGGCAGATGCATTTGAAATATGTCCTTCAATACATTTGTAAATTAAACCACCAACTTTGACTAGTTCACCTACTTTGTAAAAAGTAGAAGGTTGCCAAGCACCTGTCCAACTTTGCCCGTCCATCATTTGTGACCAACGAGGAGTTGAGTTGTTTAAATCATTATAAAAATTTGAATCTGATGTGTGTACTTCGATACAAACAAAAACTTTTGCACCATATCTTAATACATCATCTTTAACATAAAGAGTGTTGGCTGTCCAATCACCTCTCCATCTAAATCTTATCCTATCTATACGAAAATCTGCCATTGATTAATTCCTAACTGTATTTATCGCTCCTAACTTTCATAAGGTTCTACATATCCTGGATATGTATGAGCCTCGTTCACTTTTAATACTAATTCTCCCTCTTTGTTTACATAATAAAATAGGTTTCTACCGTCCCATTTGTACTGTTCGTACACAAGATTTGGATAAACTTTTCTATGTTGTTGATCTCTGCCTTCAAAAAAGTCTTCACCTCTGCTCCAGTTGTTGTAATTTTCGTCAACATTTCCTGGTCTATTCAATTGAACACCATCTTCAAGTTTTAGTAAGTCTGCTTTCACCATGTATAATTCGCCGGCATCAGTTCTACGCAAACCGTAGAAATATCTATTGTTTGCTAGTGTTTTTTGTAACTCGTCTATGCCTACGCCAAATACTTGTGCCATTTAATAACTCACTATGTTATATTAATTGTATTACCCATTAATGCGTGTGCTGTACATTGGTAATATAAAGTGTTTGGAGCATCCATTGGAACTTCAAACACAATATTACCTGATGCCGCACCATTGTTTGTTACACCTGATGTGTACGCCGCTCCACCATTAGAAACTCTAATTTGGAATGGGTGACTACCACCAGATAAATTTTCAAATATGTATGTGTGTCCTCTTGACAAATACAGTACTGGATCGTTAGTAGTTACAGGAAATCCTGGTCCTGAGAAAGTGTAATCACTTGAACCATTAGCACCTAATCTCCAATTTAATACTGGACCATTCTTTTGTTCCCAACGTGTTCCATTGAAATATAAAACATTTCCTTGTGAAGGTGCTACAGAAACACCGTTGCTTGCCGCACTTGAGAAAAGGTGAGCAGATGTGTCTGGAGATATACCAACATTCACTGTGATCGAATTTGATGTTGTTGATGTAATCGCTATCGGCGTGTTGTACGCTGGATCAGTTACTCTTGGATACGGGTGAACCGTAGCATGATTATCTGTTGCACAGGTAAACACTATACTTCCGCCTTTGATGATTACTTTTTGTCCAACTATTAATGAGTGCGTACCAATTGTCATTGTTAACACACCTGTTGCACCTGAATAAGTTGCACCAGTAACAGTGAATTTTTGTAATGCTAAATCAACGTCAGACAGTTCATTTAGAATTGTTGCACCTGTTGTGGCAGTTGAAAATTCTAATCCTGTTCCTGCTGAATTAACTTTTACAAATCTATTTGCCGCACCTGTGTAACTTGAAGGTGTGTCAGTTAGTGCTGTTAATGTTGTTGCGATAGTTGGTTTATTGTTTAAGTTGTTGTAGTTCAAATAGTATGTGCTGTCTAAACCATCTAATGTGTCTGCGTCTGATCCACCAGCACCTGAAGTTGCATCAGTGCCTGGTACCCAGTTTGTACCGTTCCATTTTAAAACATTACCTGCTACCGGCGCCGAAGTTGTTGTGTCAACATCTGATAGTGCGTCTATTGAAAATGCTGAAACAATTGTTAAACCGTCTGATGTACCATTTACTCTTAAAAAACCGCCTGCTAATCCACCGTAATCTGATGGAGTATCTGTAAGATCAGTAAATGTTGAGGCTCCATCGCCGCCGCCACCTTGAGCCGCAACGTTTCCTGGTTTCCATTTTTGAGCGCCAGCATCATAAATTAATGCTTGACCGTTTGTAGGAGTTGCTGAAGATGTATCAACGTCAGCAAATATATCGATAGATTTATTCTCATCTGCAAGTTTTACCCAAGCACCTGAGTGAGCGTAGTAGGAGGCATTCTCACCATGTACATGAGCAAACATTCCATGATACGTTGCCGCATCTGGTAATTCTGCTAGAGTGTTGTATAAAAATGTAATTTTGTTTGCACCTGTGGCTGTGATCAAATTGTTATTAACAATGGTCAGTGCTGTGCCGTTACCAAGTGCAGTGTATAATTCACCGAAGTTGGCATTTATTTTTCCACCGGCGTCCCTTAACGAGTCACCTTGACCGTCATTTGGGATAATACCAGTGTTTATCAGTTGTCGTGTCATTCGTTTTTCCTCCTACTTTATCCTCTATCGAATGTTATTTCATTACTATCCATTAAGTAATTTGTTTTATCTAATGTGAATATTGTTGCTTCTCTAATTAAGTTTTCATCAGTTTGTGGATAAGTTATTACACCATCACCCACGTTACTGTTAATTCTTACAACTAATTCACCGTCGCTGTTTATGTAATAATTTAAATTTACATCGTCCCATCTAAATTGTTCGTACCTTAAATTTTTAAAAGGTTTAGCATGATTTAAATCTCTACCTTCAAAAAAATCGTAGCCTTGATCAAAATCTTTAAAGTTATCATCAATGTTTCCTGGATTGTTTATTGATACAGGATCGTTTGCTGATAGTTGGTCCACTTTACCAATGTATAAATCTCCTTCGTCGGTTCTTCTCAAACCGTAAAAGTATCTGTCCTTGATACCATTTTGAAGATATACGGAAGTATCCTGTCCAACTGCGTTTGACATCTTATGTTATCTCCACGTAACTCAACACACAATCTAATGAGTCGTTGATGTTTGCTTGAACGTTTAATGAGTTTTGACTTGCCACAATTAATTTTTCTCCAGAGTTTAAAACCCTTAAAGAAGAATTAGGAGCAATCAAAACATCTTTCACAATAAAACCTGTAACCGAATCTGGAGTTGCTGTCAATGTAACACTGGCTTGTACAACTGATTCTGTCAAGTTTGCTAAAACCATTCCGATGATAGTTGTGTAAGATCCTACCTCTGCTTCATAAACAGGAGTGGTTATAGTTCCTATATTTTTTGTTACAGAGTTTCTAAAATTCGTTGCCATATTTTTCCTATCCTAATGCCAGTGCATATTCCACTGCAATTTCTGTTGCATCAATAATACTAACAGCACCCGACGAACCTGCGATAGATCCCCATTGGATACCATCATAAAGTTCAACACGTTGATCTGCGGTGTTGTAACGTATCATACCTGTTATCGGTGTTACTGGTCTATTTGCTGTTGTTCCAACCGGAAGTACAAATCCACCAGAATCTGACACATCAATATATCCTGTTCCTATGGTTTTAAACACAATCGGAGCAGATATAATATTAGTTATCGCATTTCCTTCAAATTTGAAGTCTTCAATCCTGATACTACCATTTCCTTGAGCATTTAGGATCAAATCTTGGTCAACACCAGTGGTTGTCAGTGTATTTCCAGTGATTTGAATGTCGTCTACAAGTAAACTTGTGACATCAAATCTAGTAGGATTCACATTTGCTACCAAAACTCCACCAGCATAAAATCTAATTGTGTCATCATTAGCACCTGGTGTCAATTCTGCTGTGATGTATGTGTCTCGATCTAAATCATAAACACCCGTTAATGCAATCCAGTTTGTTCCGTTGTATCCTTCAAACACAGAATCGTCTGTGTTATATCTCATCATACCTGCTGATGGAGAGCCTGGTCTTTCAGCAGTTGTTCCTGTTGGAATTTTTAATGATCCTGTACCAGTTACTTTGAAAACTCCTGATGCAGGATTTACTATAAAATCGCCTGTGTTATTAGATATTGTGTCACCTGACACAGTAAAGTTTTCAAATTTTACAGAACCTGTGCCTGATCCTCTTAAATCTAAATCAGCATTTGTGTCATTTGTTTGAATCAAATTGCCACTGATGTTAACACTATCTATTTGTGCTTCATTGGCAAACACTGTGTTCCATCTTTTTGTGGCAGAACCAATGTTGTATGTGTTGTCTTGTGCTGGAATAATATCTGATCCTATACCTGCTGTGATATTAATTGAATCTGTTGTTTCGTCACCTATTGTAACATTACCGCCTATTGTGATATCTCCTGTAACATCTAAGTTTCCTGTGATGTTTACATTGTCTATAAAATTAATTTGATTATTAAATGAATCAATATCTAAATCTCCAGATGTTGTTGTGATTTCATTGCCTGATAATTTTACATTTCCTGTTTCAATTGAATTTCCTGAAATTACAGTAACATTTGGACCTGATGTAAATGTAAGTGCTTGATCAACATCTATGTTTAATGATGCTGATGTAAAGTTAACTTGTCCTGTATTTTGATTTACATGAAATTGATCACCAACTCTAAAGTCACCTTTATGGTCAACAGATGAATAATAAATTTTAGCATTGTTAGATGTAACCACTTCATTGGCTTGAATAACTGTAACTTCATCATTATCTGTTTCGTAGTCGTTACCAATATAGGCAAAATTGTGAGATATCAAATACATTTTTACACCGACACCATCTCCTACTGCTCCATATGTTCCGTAGATTGATGCTGATGCTATTGATCTTACTTCTGCACCAAAGTCTGTATAATCAACCAATGTGAAGTTGGTTGCTGTTGCTCCTGTTGAAAATCTAATATCTTGAACAGCAATGTTTGTGTCTAATAAAACAGTTGATCCATTTGGTCCATTAAATCTAGAAACTAAAACTGTGTCTGGATTTCCAATAGCCTCTGTTGTTGGAGGAGTAAAGTTTGCTGTTCTAATTGCTGAACCTTTGTAAATTACAAAGTCGTCTATGTTACCAATAAAGCCATTGTTGTTGTCATAGTTGTTACCCATCACAAGAGGTTTTGCCGCACCTAAATCATTTGCTAGAGTTGTACTTCCAACATTTTGTCCAGCAATGTACATTGTAACTGTTGATCCATTTCTCACAATTGAACAATGTGTCCAAGTGTTTAAATTAAATCCTTGAGTACCTGTAATAACGTTAGCACCATTTACATATAATTTTGGTGCGTTGTTTGTGAGATACAACATCAAAGAATATTCAATCGACTGATTGTTTCTAAAATCAAACAGTGTTGTAGATTGTAATTGAGTTGCGTATGCCCAGAATTCAATAGTGAAATTACCAGTGCCGAATCCAAAGTCTGCTGTGGTTGAAATAGAAGCACTATCTCCTATTCCATCCAACAGCAAACTAGCCTGTCCAAACTTCTTAACATTGGTATCTAATTGTGCATCACCATTGGCAGTTATTTGTTTGCCAGTGGTTTCAGGTGGTAAAGCAAAACCAGTTGACTTACCATCTATAATAATTTTTCCATTGTCCACAGATTCAACTGTGCCGGTACCTAATACAGTAACACCATCCACATCATAATATGTGATCACGTGTCCAGGTGCTATAGGTGTACCTGTAAATCCAGAAACTCTTAATTGTGTTTTTCCATCTTCTGCTAAACCAGATACACCATCTACTGCGTAGATACTTCTTGCCGCAAAATAAGTGAACGAGTTTAACCATTCAATACGCACACCGTTTGTTAATGTGATTGCATCCACACCTGGTGTTATAAATGTTGCATTTTGAAACAAACAACTTGCTTCGTTTGAAGCCGGAGTTGCTACTGCACCATCTAATAGAGCACCTTTACCAGCATCTCCGGATCCAAATCCTCTTGGATCTTGTGCTGTGGTTATTGAACCTTGTGTGATTACAGATACGTTTCTAATGTAAGGTGATCTTGAACTGATCTGAAAGCCTGTTGAATCATCTGCACCTGTTGAATTAAATCTAAATGCGTGTCCTGTATTAGCAACACTGTTGTAATAAAATCCTGTAACTGTTAAATCTTCGATCGTCACTTCACCATTAAGAATGAAAGCATCTTGACTGTTTGTTAAGGCACTGGGTTGAATTGTTACTGCTCTTATTCCGTCACCTCTGATTGAAACTCCTGTTGGAACAACCAAAGGAAAATCTTCTGTGTATGTGCCTGGATATATGTAAATGTGATCTCCTGCCACTGCCACTGATAATGCTTGTTCAATAGAAGCATAAGGATCGTTTTGGTGCGTTCCTGATTTAGCATCATCGCCGTTGGTTGCAACATATATCACCTTTCCAGGACGTGCTGTTAAGTCAAGTCCTTGTACTGTGATGTTGCCAGAAAGTGTTAGATTATCTACAATTAAGTTGTTGGCATATGCATTGTTCCAACGTTTTGTAGGTGTACCTAAATTATAAGTGTCTGATTGATCTGGTGTTAAATTAGATGTGATATCAGCATTGATCGTGATTGAATCTGTGTCTGAATCTCCAATGGTAATGTTACCATCTGCTCTAATATTACCAGTTGCGTGAATATTTCCGTTTACTCTGGTGTTACCGTGTACTTCGACGATACCCGTTCCGCTTGTTACTATTTCAAAATTTTGATTAGAATCTGTTGCTGTGATGGAATTTCCATCGATTATTAAATCATTAACAAATATCTTATTGTTGTAAATGATGCCATCAGCGGCTGAAAAATTTAATTGTGGTGCTGTGGTACTGATTGTGTTGCCAGATACTCTGACATTGCCCACATCTAATTGTCCTGTAACTTCTGCATTTACTGTACGTGCTGTTCCATTTACGTCTAATGGATACTGCGGAGTAGCGGTTTTTATGCCGATCCTGTTGTTATTAACATCAATGTATAACAGGTTAGTCTCAAAAGCCAAGTCTGCTCCATTACGCAGAAGATTGGACTTTAAGAGCTGACCCGAAATTCGACCAACGGCCATTGTTTACTCCTTTTTAAGCACGGGGATCTTGTCCCACCAACCTGATTTTCACCTTGCGTTGTTCACAAGTTCTTCGTCGGTTGTACCACGGTTTGTCCTGCTGAATCTGGTCGGATAACAGCATTAATGTTATTTATCGAGGTTTTGGTATTATATTGTACAAGGTTAATTTATACTAGTTTAATATCAGGTTATAAATGGTATTCAAATCGTTGGCTAGTTCTCTGGTCACTGTGACCTCTTGTACACCAATGGATTGAACCCACCCATCTGCCGCGCCAGCATACACCTGTAACTCGCTATTGTCTGTGTTGAACCACAAGGCTCCCAATCTTGGTACTGTTGCGTTTCGTTGTGCTTCAGTTCCATATGGTCCTACGTAACCGTTTGTGGTGTCAAATTGTATGGTTCTGTTCTGTTTTAAGCCTGTTCCAGTAATGGTAATATCAGCATCAACAACTGTGTTTTCTATCAAACCACCAGTTATTTCAAGGTTTGCTGTGTCCAGCACAACTTTACCTGCGCCGTTGGCTATCAATGCGGCTTGCCCACCTATACTGCCCACAGTTACAGTGTTGTTATCCAGTGCAAACTGATTTTGACTGGAAAATCTAGTAACCCTTAAATTACCCAAACCGTCTATTTCACCTATATTATTCGATCCTGCGTAAAAAGTAAATTTATTATTGTTTAATTCTATTGCAGTATTTCTATCACCATCTTTAATTCCATTCAGTGCTATTTTGCCTGTGGAGAACATTTCAAATTCGTTCAAAGATGTATCATATCTAATGGCATTTCCTTCAGCAGGATCTTGAGCAGTTGTACCTTTAGGAATTTCAATGTTGGATAATCCTACAAATTGTAAACTGTTTCCACTGACCCCAAATCCTACATCTCCTTGTGATCCACCCACTAATGAATCAGCAACATATCCTGACACGCCTGTGTCATTTTCGCCAAAGATACTTTCTATTGTGGCAAAATTTGGTTTGCTTAACACTGGAGCAAAGTATGTATTGAACAATGCATAACCTAATGGGTTATTTGCCAACATACCTGCTGGTGTCTTTAAACTATCATCCCATTCAGGACTAAGGGAGCCGCCGTCCCAGTATTGACTCATATCCCACATTGACCAGTTTACCAAGTAAGTGTATTCTGTGTATGCCACTGCCGCTTTCTCTGGATCTGTATTCCAATCAGTAGCATAACCACTTGGATCATATAATCCTGCGTCAATGACTTCTTTCATAGCAAGATGTAATGCTGTGTTTTTCCAGTCAAAACTTGGTTCATTACCAATTCTAATATCTGGATTCATTTCCACTGCGTCTATACTGCCAGGCACTGCACCCGGAATACCAAATGCGTGTATGGTGTGGAATATGTGTTCGAATATTTCTTCGATATCTCTACGCTGTGTTGGAGGATTGTTTCCGTTGATATTTTTATACCATACCATATCCTTTTGAGCAACACTGTCATTGAATGCTTGTAGTCCTGCATAACTTGCCACGTTAGCATCTTCTAACCAGTTAGGTGTGTATGTACTTCCGCCGCCATAGCCAACTCTTTGTACTGTAGGTATTCCTGCGTGATATGTTCCTGCGTCACCTTTTAGTGTTTTAAGAAAATTGCGTTGATGTGTAGTGTTAATGCCAGCGCCGTTAGGGTCAGTCATTAATTCAAATGTTCTTGCAGTTTTCTTTGCCCATTCATCTGGTACTGCTAGTTGTCCGCCTACTGCTCCTGCAACAACCAGTTTCAATCCGTTTACAGTTAGGGCTCTGTCAAACACTGTACCATTGTTCTCGGAAATTAATGCACCATTGTTGTATTCTGCATCTGCTGGTACGCCTGGTACTGCTGGTATTGCTGGCGAACCTGATTCAAAATATGGATCGTCAATTCTGACTACTGGTGGATTCTTCACGCTTTCGCTGTATTGTAGATTATCAATTGTTGGTAGTACTGCTTCACCAGCACGCTTTAGGTATATGTTAAGAATTTGTCCATCAGCAGGAATGTATGGCAATGTTATAAAAGTTGTACTTCCATCAACTACCACATAGTAGTCACTTGCCGCTTCAACGCTATCCCAACTGTCAGTGAACCACGGTAGGGCATCCCATCCTCCCGTAACATCAAAAGTAGTACCTTGTACCTGAACTCCACCAAAATCTATACCAGTCATTAACTGATTTAAGTCTCGGCCTTTCATTCCGGACGAAGGATTATAATATTTTTCTATTCTATTAACGCTATCTAATAATTCGTCATTCTTATCATAGGTAACCTTGATAATATCACCAACTATTGGTGCATCATTAAAGATAATTTTTCCTTTAAGAATTTTAAAATCATCTGTTGATGTTGTATAGAAACTTGTTTTATATTCATCCGGCAATACCAATTGTTCATTTATTGTTATGCTGATTTTACTCTTGTCATTTGTAGGTGCATATGCTAGTTCAAAAGTTGCAGTTCCTCCGGTTGCAGTAAATGTTTGGGTATAATTGAAGTTATTATACAAGCCTTCTTTGCTTAATCTATCGAATTTAACACCCACATCAAATGTTCTTGCTAAACCGTCACCTAAAACTGCACTTGCCTTGGCAATGTCTGTGTTACTGCCATTACCACCAACTAGTGTTACTGTGGGTAAGGTTATATAACCCTTTCCTTTATCCAAAATTCTTACTGCACTTACTTTTCCATTTGAAATGTATGCTTTTGCAACTGCTGTTTTAGAAGCGTTGCCTTCAATTATTACCTTAGGTGGAGATGTGTATCCGGATCCTTCGTTACTAACGTTAATAGAAACTATAGAATATCCCTTATTATCCAACCAGTATCTGTATGGGTAGGTGCTTATAATTTCATTGTTTTCATTTACTGTGATAATGGATCCTTCCACATCACTATAAACTGGTGGTAAGTCAAAATCAGAAACTGCATTATTAGCATTTTCAATTTTATTGTATTTGCTTACATATTCTCTAACCGTTGTTCTATAAGGTTTAACCTCATTAATATAATCAAGATAACTTTCAAGACTATCATTTCTATAATTAACAGGCTGTTGTAGTTCCCCAACGTTATGAACCGCATTTAAGAAACTAGTTTTGAATGCCCAATCAACATAGGTCTGTTCCTTGAATACAAATCTAACACAGGTAAAGAATAATTTATTCCATTCAGCAGTATAATCTCCAATGAAGATATCTTCTTTTACTGCCTTTAGAATATTTCTTAATTCTATTGCAACTTCTCTATCGTAGAATCCAGTATCAAATGATTTAACATTGTCATAACCAATGCCACTTATGTCTGTATCATATAATCCTTGCGATAACTGTATTGTACCGTTTTCTCTTCCAACTAATTTATATGCAGTTGAAAAATCAGGTGTATCTATAATTTTTTCTAATACGGCCCATCCTCCTGAACCGTATTCCCTAATTCTTATCAAGTCTCCGACATCTGTTACTATAGTTGGTTCTTGGTAGATGCTTAATATTTCTTTGTTAATTATTGTTGTGTCACCATAGCCTTCTAACCACCAATTAGCATAACTCCAGTATCTTCTAGTGTCAAATGATTGTGAAGCACTTCTAAAGAAAGTTTTTCTTACGTCATCCCAGGCGTATATTGACCAATAATTTTGAGCAGTTGAATCTGTTTTAACCAACACAGAAAAGTTTCTAACTTTTGATTGAACAAAAGTATATTTTTTACCTTCATTAACTATGGTTACTCCTATGACTCTTCCTTGGTTATCAATTCTAGTCGTGGCAACTGCACCAACACCGTTCCCTTCAAACTCAATCGTTGGTGCTACTCGATACCCAAATCCTGGATCAATAATATCCATTGAATTAATTGCTCCGTCGATAATATTTGCTGATACTTTTGCAACTCTTACTCTTACGGTACCAACAGTTTCTAGATCAATAAATGTATCTACCTCAGCATCATATAAATTTAAATTAGCAGAAGGTTGTTCATCAAAAAGATTTAGAGTTTGAAAATTAATACTATTGGCGAACGGTTCTTTTTCTAATATTTTATTAATATTAGTAACAACGGTTTTAAGTATTTTTTTCCTTTCAATAAACATGCTCTGTCTTGGTCTATACAATACTCCGTACTGTTGTTTCTCAGGTAAGTCTGGATCTGGTACTCTGTTTCCTTGTTTATCAAACCCAATCAAACTGTCAATCATTTTGTTTTCTAATTTAAGAGCAGGTACATCTCCTGCACTGCCTTCTGTCAATAATTGATATTCATTATGAATTGGATTTAATTGATCTCTGCCATTATAGAATTCAATATTCAATATAGTATTATCTTCCGAAACAATGCTCTTATAATTGTAGAAGAAAAATTGATTACTGGATGCTAATGCAATAAATGTGTTACCTAGAGATTGAGGATTTTCAATCAATGATGCAACCGATGATGCGCTTATTGTTCTACTAGAATTGTTAGGAACATTTACTTTATTCTTAACCCAGTAGTAATAACGTGTTTCTGTTAATTGTCCAGTATTACTATTATAAAGTTCTTTTATTGAATATACCGTATCTTCTGGATATAAAGGCTGTCCAGAAATTCCCAGAGGTAATCCTTCGTTTGTATCTGCAATTGCTGACCATTCGCTTGGTAATAACTTGGATTCCACCCATTCGTATATGTCTATAGTCGCACCAGTTGCTAATCTACCCCAGTTAGCAAGTCTGTATGATGTTGAGCCTTGTTCATAATCCAACCATTTAGCGTTTGAAATGTTCCACCATAATTTACCAACATTCTTTTCTTTCCATGATATTGAACTATCTACCACTGCATCGTCAGTACCCACAGAATATATTGCAGGATCATATGGAGTTTTATATTCTATTTCTTTTTCAGCCGTTGCAAGTATTTTTAGTTTTGCAGGATCAAGAATTTCAATGTCCTGAATCTTGTTGTCAGTGTCATTAGAATACAAGGCAATTCTTTTTACCAAGTCTATTGCAACACTGTCTGATTGAGATTCTAAAACTTCTAGTGAATTAATTCCTAACGCTTTAGAAAACATTCTAACTTGACCGATTTTATCACCTTCGAACGCAAGATCTACACCATGAAGTGCTGGAGCAATATAGTCTGGGGAACCAACAATAACTTTATCTGCTGAACACGACACGCTCCAACCAAATGATTCATTAGGAGACAGATCATCCTCTAATTTTTCTGCAAGGAGATATCTATCCTGCTTTCTTTCAAATACATAAACACTACCAGCATACCCGCCATAACTTATGAAAGAGGATCTTCCGTTATCAAACGTAGTTTGACTATTGTCAAATATTGTAGGTGATGTAAATGGACTATTATTGGCTCCGACAATTACCTTCTCAGTGTTTGGAGTGATGAACACACTCTGTCCAAAGAATTCATTTGGATATCTGTCATAACTTTCAAGTTTTTGTCTTAGTCTAAATTGATCTACTGAGCTGTCTGTGTCAAGTTCAAATAGATATACACTTCCTTGATTCTGGTAATTTACATCTGCCTTAGGACTACTTACTATTAGAGTGTTACCTGTATAATCTATAGCAATTGCATGACCGAACTGATCTCCTGTGCTTATTGTTTCTCTTGGATCCAAATCGCTGATATCATTGAGTGTTTCAGCAGTTATAGTTTGATCAAGTTTATATAAATTGTTTGCATCCTTTCTATAAACAAAGATCTTACCTGTTATAGGACTTGTGCTGTCACCAACATTATTCCAAGGAAATCCTTCATCTGGTTTTTCATTATAACTTCTTGCTGTTGAATCTGTGGTTTCAATCGCTATTCCGGTTCCAGCAAATCCATTACCTATTGCAACTACAACATCGCCAGGAGCATATGTTAGTCCTATGGTTCCTGCTACTGCATTCCAGTCAGTCGTTCCTAATTCCTTAATGGTATATGTGAAACCTTCCGAAAAATCAACCGAGTTCTTAATTCTTCTATCGTCTAATCTATGATATCCATTCTGGTATTTTACGACATCACCTTCAACGTATTCTACGTCAGGCTTCCATAACCCTCTGTAATTACTAAAATATTGGCCTTCACTGAACGGTGCTCCTATTACAAGAACACTTCCGTCATAATTCATTGCTACTGAACTACCAAACTTATCTCCGTTCTGTACCAGTTCGCTTATTTGTTCTGTACCTACTAGATTTGCTTCTAGGGTACTTCCATCATCTTCAAGTGCAATACTCTGAGGTAATGATGATCTAGTGCTTACAGGATTTAATCTTACCCAATCGTTTGACAAATCAGTTATTGAACTTCCATCGCCATTATTGTCTGCTAGTGCTTGCCACAGGTTGCCACCAAACCAAACTATGCTACCCTTAGGATAAAATGCTGAGGCATCAAATAATCCTTTGTAATTTTGATTGACATCGTGTGTCCAGCCATCTGTAGAATTGTAATTAAACAAATATACAGTACCAGTTTCGTTGTTTGCTCCAGGAGCAGATACTGCTAAACGATAATCATCACCATTTTTGCTAATTGCAATCTTGCTTCCGAACAATTGATTTTCGTTTGGTCTCGGACTTAAAAATGTTTTTACGAGATTCCATTGTTGGGCACCGTATTCATATATGGTAATCATTCCTTGATTAGCATACCCTAAACTCGAACCTTCCGAATCTGCTTCTATGTTAGTTGCAATATCCCAATCTTCTGTATAAACATTTATGGTTGAACCATCGCCGAGTATGTTTTTGTTTGCTTTCCATAATTGGCTTTCGTAAAGAACAATATCTCCTAAAATATAATTGTTAGTAGGTTGATAGATTCCTTTATATCTGCTGAGCACTCCGCCCGCATTTGGAGTTCCAACTATTGCCCATCTGTTATCTGAACTTATGGCAATTTCCTTACCAAAGGACCCTTCAGCAATAGTTTGTAATGCTGTTTCTGGTTGTAGAATTTGTTTGACGCCCAGCCCTGTTGTAGTTTCAATATAAACAACAACAACGCCACTGGTTGGAATTGAAGCAAATACTTGTTTTAAAGTATCACTGTATGCTACCTTATAACCTGTTCCAATGGGTGCTGAAAGACCATAGTCTGTTATTTTCTTGACCGTATATTGTTTTTTCTTTTCTACTACTTCCCATCTGTCATCTGAATTTTTATCAACAAATAATTTACTACCTTCTGATAGAAGAGCAAATGTTGTTGGGTCAATATTTTTATACTCGTCAAATCTAGCCTGACTTAAAAGTATTGGATACCTAATTGTACTTCCTTCAAATGAGAAGTTTGTAAGATTTTCATCAACGACAAACTTAACTGTTAAAGGAGTCACTTCAGTTATTTCGTGGAATCCATCAAGTTGATCAATATCCTTTATTCCAAGCAGGTCGCCAACTGCTAAATTATGTCTCTTATTAAACGTTACTGTAATATTGTTTTGATCATCTGTAATCTGCGCAAACGGCAATTCGTAATATGTGTTCGCTCTTAAAACAGTCCATGATGGTCCTTCAAATGTAATCCATATATGATCATTTTCATTTACTTGGAAAATATCTAGATCTAAAATGTCTGATCTATTTCTAACTGTTATTTCAGTTTGTCCAATTTTAACATAGCCAGCAGTGGCTGTTGGTATGTTTTTATTATCAACTGGGATTATATTAGTTGTGTATGGTATTGGTGCTACAGGAAAATCATCCTGAGTAACTCTGTAATACCTGTCAGTAGTTTCTCCGATTTCATGTTCAGCAATAATCGGCTGCGGATTTATCTTGAAACTATCAGTATTAAGTTTTAATTCAATTGCACTGGATTGATCTACTCCTCCAAGTTGCCCAACTTTGAATGCCCATTCTTCTGATAATTCAACACTAGCATTACCTGCTCTACCTATTTTATTAAAAAGTTTTGTGAGTGAATTATTGGTACCTTTCTCTCTAATAAATCCTTGGTATAACTGAAACTGTGTGACCTGATCTTCTGCTAGTGCCTGTAAATATTCTCTCTGTTGATAACCAACAGTGTGTCTTGCAAGATCTCTTTGGCTTTTTCCTAGTCCAGAAGACGCCACATCAAAGTAGTCTTCCATTTGATTAATTCTATAATCATAATTAGGTATTAATTGTTTTGAAGGTTCTGAATCTAATCTTGTCCAGTTATCTTCCTGAAAGGTTTCAGTGCCTGCGTGATTTCTAACGCTGGTATAATTATATTGTTTGTAAGAAACAATATCTCCTAGCCTATAATCAGTAAATGGAACCCAAAATTCTATATTAACATTATCAAATAAGAATCCGGGTGATGTATAGTCTCCATCCCAATCTACTGTGCGGAATCCTTGTGTTTTAATTCTTTCCTGTCTGTAACCAGTTGTTTTATCAAATAAAATATCATTGAATACAGTTTTATCATCAAATATAGAGATATGTTCTTTTAGTACATAATTTACTTTAAGGTAATAAATTCCTTGGTTGGTATTTGTCGTACTAATTTTAAATGATTGAAAATCTCTAGTTACACTTATATTTTCATTGTTTAACGGCTGTCCATCACTTCTAAGCACATTGTAATCATAGAAATTATCCAGTAGATTATCAGCAACCCCTACAGGTATATTGATCTCCATTTTATCTGCTCCTGGACTTACAGTAAGTAAGGCACCCGGAGCCCATGCATTTCTAGTCCAGAACATAAATTCTTTTGCTGCTGTAACGAAATCTTGTACAACACTATTTTGAGGATCATAATTTTCAAAAACAAATCCTTGTGTTTTTAGATATTCTTGATATCCTAGCAAGAAATCTACTACCTCTTGCACACTGTTTAAGGTAGTTCCATAGCTCAATTGCCTTTGTGAGAATTGATTAAAGTTTCGTCTTCTCTGTGCCGTTACTGCACCAATCGAAGGTAACTTAGCAAGTTTAGACCAGTTACTCGAGTCAAACTGATCTGTTCCAGTATGTGATTTATTTGCTCTATAATAATCATTTCTGTATTGAATAATGGCACCATTGCTGTAAGTTTTATTTTCTTCCCATTGTGTAAAGTTTTCAGTGACTCCGCCCACTTCTATTACTGGATCTTTTTGGTTAGGAACTACAGGTACGTAATTAAAATATGGATTTATATCATCATATCCTGAAACGATCCAACCTCTATCTGTCTTTTCAAATATAACACCGCTATAGGTTACACTTGCAATAGGAGTGCTTACATTAAAGACAATATCATAATTTTCTGACGGTATGAATATGCTTGAACTAGAACTATTCGGATTCTTGCTATCTAACAAATATTTTTGCTGTTCCTTATCTACAAAACCACTTAGTCTTGATGACAATTTCACATCTATATTTGTAAGCATTTCTTGTGCATCACTAATACTTCTACCCTGTGATTTTATGTAAGAAGAAATATATGATGACAGTCCAACTGATTGGCTTTCGCCTGCAATTGGCAATTCTAAATCCGATGATGACAAAAATACATTGGTAGATTTATTAACAATTTGATTTATTCTATTTCGTTTAACTTGATCTTTATTAAAATTTGTAATTATAAATTCAAAAGGTCTTAACAAACACAGTGCAATAATTGCTCCAAATGGACCTTCGGAACTAGCACGCCATGCATATTCAACAGGTGAAATGTCTCCAAGAAGAAAACTTCCTCTGTTATTAATTAAAACAAAGTTTCCGGCTAAACCCGAATCCAACGGACTTAATAATTCCCCGTCAGCATTTACTGGAATATGAGATATTATGGATGTTCTAGCATAACGGTCGTATCTACCCGCTCTATCGCCCTGTCTAATAATACCATCTCTTATATCTTCCCAAAGTATTAGGTTACCGCTAGTGTATGGTGCTGGACCATATTCCTCTTCCCACCATGTAGGCTTTTCAGAAAATCCTAAACATTCCCAAGGACAGCGGTGTGGTCTATCGGTATCATAGAACCATTTATAAACACCTCTCCACCATCCAGGAAGGTTTTGAGTTCCTGTTGGATCGGTCATGTTACTGTAAGTGTAGGTAAATGTTTCGTTTTCTACAAAATAATCGTTAGTGGTATATGCAAGGTTGGTGTTCGCCACCCATTTTAAAAATTCTTGTATCGCAACATTATCAAATTCTTTTTTGGTAAAGATGGCATTACCATAGTAACCACCCAAAGTTGCATCTATATCAAAAACTTCTTCACTGTACTGTTTTTTAATATTATTGTAAATTCTATATTCTAATTCTAGTAATAAATCGTCTCTAAAATCATCATATGCTAATTGTATGCTTCCATCGTGCCCTTGTATTACCTGTCTCGATTCTTTGTAGGTGTCATCTAAAAATTTCATAGGAGTATATTTTTTGTATAGTCCCATAGATGACGGTGTCGGTGGTATGTGATTGTAAGAAGTCGAAACGTATTCTCTAATCTGTATTCTATCTCCTTCTGCCAACTCAGCGGTCAGTGTCACAAAACCAAAGTTACTATCAAAGTAATATTCGGCACCATTTAACAATTGTCTTCCATTTAGATAAACATAGACTGCTTTTCTGCTTAGTGTTTCTAAATCAAAATTGCTAGAAAGCGTAAAGGTTTTAATTCCTGTATCTTCTACAACATAATCTAATGGAGTAAAAGCACCAGAACCAATCATGTCGCTGTCCGCAAAAGGACTGTTAATGCTTTTTGTTCTTGTTAGGTCCGCAATAATTTCATCAACAAAATCGTTAATATTATTATTAAATGGCAACTCCGTTGCTTTCTTAATAAAATTGTCTTTGAATATGCTGTATTGTTTCTTAGCATATTGTAAAGATTTAATGATATTATTTTCTTTGTCACATAACAATGCAATTGCTTTTGCTGATATTCCACTGTGTTTCAAAAATCTCTTAGCATGAACTTCATAATCTTTTAGATCACGCAGATTAGATGATCCAGGCAACGATCCTTTAAATTCATCATTAAATTCAAGAGACGTACCTACATGATCAGATGCTTGTCCTAGAGTAAATTCAGTAAGGTTATTATTAAGTGGGTTTTTCTCAAGACCTACAGGGATTTCATAGTATCCTCTATCTGGCACTACATCATCAACAATTTTAATTACGATGGCATCACCCTTAGAAAAAATTACATCATCAAATATAAATCTTCCGGCTATTCTTGTGTAAGTGTTGGCTAGTTTTTTACCATTTCTATAAAAAATAATTTTTGCTGTTTCAGTAATTGATGACCAAGAAACTGCTGTAAATTCGACTTCGCTAGTTTCATTTTCAACAACTACTGTTTGTACGATCGGTTGAATGTATGTGTTATCTGTTTTAATCCAACCGTTAGCATACTCGTTATTAATTTTATAATAACCAGAATTAACACGTACCGTATTTTCCTGTTGATTAATTGTGTAATTAAAACTGTCTATATCCCAATTCCAGTTAAAAACTATATCTCCAACATTTTCGATATTTAGATATGATAGACTGAATCCTAATTCGGTGTCATTAATACTGTTGCCAACCTTGTAACTAAAAATTTTATTTCCCGCAAATGTGCTTACAGGATATGTATCACCGTCATCAAAACTAATTCCGTTTTCATCAAACCCATCGAACAATGGTTCTTGATTTACTGATAACTTTTCTTGACTTCTAACCCAGTTGGTTCCATTATAGTGGAACATCTTACCAGCATTTTTTTCACCACGTCTAATTAGGACACACTCATCTAGTACAGATAGTGTATCATTAGATTCTCTTAAATTAATTTGTCTTCTGCCGTTATGTGTAATAAAATTTACAACATAGATCTTATTATTTGCTAACGAATCATTGTCAGCAGTAACTAATACTCTAGCACCCTGGAATAAAAATTCTCCATCAATGTTATACCCCGTACTTCCTTCTACTGTGGAAAATACATCTGTTGTAAAATCATCAATATAATCTACAGTTTGTTTTGCAACAGTTCCGTGATTAAAAAGTTTAATGTCAGGTGAAAATTCAATAATTGGTCTTTTCGCTCGATGCGCTTCTTCTGCTGGGAAGTCTTCACCTCTCGACTTATATGCATATTCTAAAACAGATCTGTGGAACCATCTATTATATCTCGACCAAGGATTTGAATCTCTGCTGCTCCTATTGATTGTTATATAATCCTTAGAACCTGGATACTGTGTTGCATCATCAAAGGGCTGTGTATCAAACCCTTCATTATCAAATAAAATTTCAGGGGTATTTGCAGTAACACTAGGCGGAACAAGATCTGAAAATCTCTTTAATTTAATTTGATCGCCAACTCCCTCAACTAACCATCTATCACTTGCATACTGTTCTGGTATTACCGTTCCTGTAAATTCAACTGTCATACCATTTGTAAATTCTATATTATTACTAGACTTGTAATTTTTCTTACCAATGATATCTTTTTGCACATCTATAAATGTGTTCGAATCAATGTCAGCGATAATAAATTGTCCTAATCTGTTAGGATCTATATCACTTTGATAGTACAAAATATCTGGAGCATTTTGTGGGACTGTAAATGTAAGTTTGCCTACCTTAACTCCATTATTTTCTATTCCATCATTGTACAACAAACTTTGTAAAGATGCCGAACTATCTAATAACTCCCAATCCTGAGAATCTATATCAATCGTGCTTCCGTCTGCTGGAGAAATTTCTACTTTTGCTCTCCAAAGTTTTCCATCAAATACCGCTAGTTCGCCAGGAAAATAAATTTTCTCTGTATTGTATAAAATTGATCCAGTGTCATAGTTTGTTCTTACAGTAAATCCTTCCTTGGGAGAATTTACGTCAAACACGTATGTTTGACCACGGAACAAAGTAATATTAGGATTGTTTGTAAAACCGTCTGGTGTTAATACCCAGGTTGATCCTATTCCTGTTTTAACTTTATACGTGCTAACAACAGTTGATGCTTGTCCTTGAATTGCTACCGAAGGAGGTCCTGATGGTGCCCAATAGTATTCTCTATAATTTACAAACTTATCCCAGTCAATTGGAGGATTCCAAGAGTAGTGTTCTTGATCCGTTACCTTATCGTCTCGTTCATTGTAGTTGCCAAAGTAATTTAAAATATTTTTTAAATCAAGATAATCCCAAAACTTTTTTATTTTTTGATCTTTATCTACAACTACACCCGGCTCAAGTTGATACTTACTTCTTAATGTTTCATCGTCATCGAGGTAAATGTCATTTCCTGAAAAGGTTTTTCCGTAACGCTTTCCAATATATCCTGTAGTCTTTTCAACGACGCCTGGTTGGATTAACGGATCTACAACTCCTGAAAGGAATTTTTTATTGTTTTCCGTTTGGAAAGTTTGTGGTAAAAAATTTTCACTTTTTCTAATCGGTAACTGACTGACTGGAAATTTCTTATCTGCCATTATGTATTACTCACTACTGAATTCGTACCGACCTTTATCTCAGCAGCAGTAATACTTGATACAATTTCTATATCATCAACTTTTGCGCCACTTACAAAAATCTCGTCGGGTTTACTTTGTATTTCAAAAAGACTACCAAACACTTGGGTTGCCTGTCTTGGAACTATAACAAAATTTGTAATATCCGGTGAAACAGAATTAACAACATAAGTTGTAAGTTCGCTCAAATAAAATCTATCACCGAAATCCCAATTACTAATATCAAAAAATTCATTGATGGCATTAACAATTCTAACTTTTAAATCATTGTCATTAATCACCCTTGATGGATTTTTGACTACTTTGAATTGTGCCTGTAGTTTATTTTCTGCTGAACTACCAAACAATACTTTGTATTTTACAGGATGATAAATGATTTCGTCACTTATTGATTTAATTGCGGCTAAGTTTCCGCCAAAATTAATTCTTAATTCGTCCGATGATGGTTCTTCAGGCTGGGTAGTTGTTGCGCCTGCCAACCAATTTCTATATGTAGTATCATAAGATCTAGTTAATATGAATAGATCAATTATATTTGTTGTGCTAGGATCAATTCTTCTATCCTCGCTGGCTGCATGAGTGTATTGGAATTTTAATTTGTCTCGTCCAATTGCTGCTTTATATGAACTTTCTAAAACAAGTGTATTAGTGGTTTTATTAACACGTTTTACTCTATCCTCTGCAGAATCATAAAAATAAATTAATTGTCCATTAGTTTCATCATTTATATTAACCAACGATTCTCTCTGAACGATTTTAAATGGAGTAGTTGTTGTATTGACCAAATCATAAACAGTGCTTCCATACTCGTCCGTTCTTTCTTGGAAGAACAAATAATTTAAATCAAGGTCTTCTCCAACAACGCTTGTGAAGGACTCAGGGTTATCAATTACACCGTCATCATCACTGTCTTTGAATGCTAATTTAATTTCTTTAGTACTTTCGTATCCGTCATCAAAAGTGATTGTATCACTTATTTCAAAAGGAAAATCATTTTTAAGTGGTGTTAGACTAGAACTTTGAGTGTTAATTCCAAGAACCTTAACAGTATCCTTTGCCAACAATCCTGTAACATTGTTATATGCTTTTTCATTTTTATCAAAATAAAATCTGTTTTGTTCAACACTACCAAATACATAATCTAGTTTTCTAATTCTAACAATATATTGATCATTATCCTTTACAAATGCAACTATCCAAGAAGAATCGATATTATTGCTAGTAATGTCTCCTGCCTTACCAAGGCTAAATGGACCTGTTAAATTTAAATTTTGTCTTTCAATAATTTTCCAACTTGATGTAACGTCATCAAATCTTAGACCAAAGTTTAAACCATTAAATATTTCATTCACAATTTCTGATTCTAATGAATTTGATAAATCAGTTACAAATTTAGGAATAATTCTTTTAGCAATTGCTCCTGTTGGAATTTTGTCATTAAACACTATAGGGCCAAATCCTGTTGTAAGTGCTCCTCTGCCTGCATTAGTTCCGTCACCGGAAACTGAAACTACCTTGGTCCATACATAGGTAGTTTGTTCTATATCATTTTCATCTAGGGTGACCAATTCACCATTTTTAAATGCCTGTCCGGTTGGAGCAACAAATTTAACATTTGATCCTGAGTATAGATATTTTAAATTATTTGTAGCATACAATCCTACTTTTAACAGACCTAAATCAACATTGTTAAAGAAATATCCTGTACCTCTATTTGTTTCATTGGTTACAGAATTCCATATTGTGTTTTCTTCTGAAAACAATATCTTATCAAACTTAGTAAGGTAAAAATTATAAACATCTGTGTCAGAAAATACAGGTTCGACATTTCTTTTAATAAAATTTATAATATCTGTTCTATTTGTAAATTTAAAAGATAATGCTCTTTCAGATTCTTCTTTGTAAATGTATCCGTCATCACCAAATACATTAATGCTACTGTACTTTCCACTTGCATCAACAATATCAAAATTTCTACTAATACCACTCGAAGTTCTATTAATTGCTTTTACTTTTAAAATATTTTGCGAACTGCCTAGCGGTGCTAGGTTGTAATCCTCACCGGTAATCATTCTATTCTGCGTATAATATGTTGCCGGTGCATTTTGTCTAATAGCATCCGCTGTCTCAGCAGCAGAAGCATTAGTCACTGAAGTTTGTAATTCTAATCCAATCTGTAGAGTGTGTTGGTCACCTGCTCTATTTCTATATGAAACTGAAATATTGATTCCTTTCATTTCATTAGGACTAATTGAATAGGTTAAACCGTTACTAACTCTATAGTATGTTCTAAAAGATCCTTTAGGTAGATTTCCATAAACACCATCTGCAAACACTAAATCTATCTTGTCATTTTCTCTGGTGTCTATAGCATAGATATTTTTGATGTCTCCGACCAAACTATTGTAGGCAATATTATTTCCTACAACATTGCTAACCTTTGTCCATTGCTCGGTTTGAACACCTAGACTGTTAAGTGCAAATAACCATACATCATCATTGTTGATGTTCTCACTTACAACATTTATTTTTTCGTTGGTAGTAGGTACTTCAATATTAAAGTCTGCAAGTTCTAGAGATCCTTGCTTGAACATCATATAGAATCCTGTGTTTGCACTGGCTGGGCCTTGACCATCCTGTCTATATACAAAACCTAATTGGTTTCCAGGATATGGTGCTTCTTCGTATAATTCTTCACTGTCCTTGAAAGATGTGCTAACAAGTTCGAATGGCATTGCTCTTCCTGCAATGGTCTTTGTGTATGTAAAGATCGGCACATCTACGGTAGTTGTTCTAAATCTATATTGCTCCGTAGGAACACTCTGTATTGTTGCACTACCTTGGCTTCTTCCGAATTCTGTATTATCTGACATAGCAGCGTTTAGAACTGAAATAAATTGTTCTGCCCAATTGGAATTGGTAGCATCATTCCATCTAATGGTTTGTCTGCTTAAATCTCTACCATTGCTGTCAAAAATTGATTCCGTTGTATTTACGGATACAAATTTAAGTAATCCTTTTGCGGCAACATTTCGCTTGGCATTATATGATAGCATTCTAGCAATTCTAAGAATGCTTTCCTTTCTTTCTGCTAGTTCAATAAAGTTTTCTCTACTTGCAAGATCAACTCTAAACGATAAACTCTGACCTAGGAATGCCACAGCATCAATGAGTGCTAGGTATTCTGAACTTTCAATATAGTCATTGAAATCTTCTGGATAATTTTCCCTAATATAGGTGATTATTACCCTTCTTAAATTTTCAAAATCATAGGACTTAAAATCAGCATTACGGAAGGTCTGGTAGATGCGCTTCCAGTCCTCATTGAGTATTAAGTTATTCTGTCTTGATGTATTGCTCATTTGCTATTGTTTCCTATGTAATATTTAGCGTTAATCATTAAGTGCTTAGTTTATTATTTTCTTTTCTCTATCAAAACTAAATGACATTTTTTCATTAACATTAAAGGGCAAATAAGTTATATCTGCCTCTATTCTTATACCCTGCTCTGTGCTATCAACCAATACGTCATTAACCGCTATCCTAGGATCATAGTTGATAATATCTTCCACATCCTGTGCTATTAATCCCTTAACTTCTTCTGTAAATTGTTCAAAGATCATGTCCCAAATGATGGTTCCAAAACTAGGATTTTCTAATTTTTCACCCTTTCTAATGTAAAAATGATTGATTAAATCCTGTTTTACCAGATCAATATCATAAAGTTTGAATCCGTTAGCAGAATTTGCACTGTTAAATCCTTTATACTTAAATGACTGAACATTAGATTGAACTGTTGCGCTCTGAGTTGCTACGGATTTAGTTTTGTATAACTTTGCCATACTATTCTTCCCCTCCTATTTCTCTATCAGTTGCTGTTTGATTCTGTTCCGAAGGAGCAAAGTTTTCATGCAATGGCCAAGGTTCGTGCATTGGAACTCGTTTCATTATAGATCTAATTGTTCCTTCATTGTATCGTTTGCTTTGATTCCATCCAACAGCAGTGTTTGTTACTATGTTTTTATGCGTGATCAAATCCGCAATGCTTTGAGCATCATCTGCTGTTCTTGCTTGGGGACCATTCATGTGTATTTCTGCTGCTGTTTCTATGTGCTGACCCGTGCTTAGTATTTCAGTATTTGCACCTGCTGTTAAACTTGTTCGTAATCCGGTTTTGATATCCAAGTTAATCTTCTGTTCTATTCTAGTATTGCCGATCACATCAATGTCTAAGTCTCCTGGTACTATCACACCGGCACTGTTTTCGTATGCTCTAGTTTCAATCTTTCCATTTGCACCTATTAGTATGTTTGTGTTGAAAGCACTTTCTATCTGTATTCTACCTGCTTCCAATCCAGCATAATCTTCTATCTTAGGAACTGGATTTCCATCGTCGTCCTTACGATGTAATGTCGATGGAGACTGATATTCGGCAGTGGCTTTCATATTAACATTTCTTCCTGCTTCGATGTTGATGTCTCTATCAGCCTTGATGTTTAAATCATTTTCGGAATGTATGCTTATGCTGTCAGCGGCATAGATATCTATCTTTCCATTTGAAGTCAATTCGACCCAAGCAGTACCTCTAGAATTACCGATGTAAATTAAATCTTCAGAATTGTGTAATAATAATTGGTGTCCGGTTCTAGTTCTTATCCTTGTGTATTCGTTGTATGGAATTGTTACATTGCCTTTTTCTCCGGCTGCAACATCTGCATATGCAACTGGTCCTGTTCCGGCAGGTGTTTTTCTTAGGTATCTCTCATCGCCATCATCTATTACAAACTGTGTTCCTCCTAATCTGCTAACCGGGATTGAGGTAGGTGATTGAGACTCGTTAGTACCTATAACCATTCTTTTAGCATCCGTTCTCTTATCAAGAGGTCCAGGTGTGCTTATACCAAATACACTATTAGGAGTTTGGCGTCTGCTAGTGGATGTTACTACTCCCCTAACGTCATCTTCTAGTGTTCCCTGTTCTAAAAATCTGTCAGCAATAGGATGTATAGGTTTTTTAATTTTTTCAGGATTTATTTCCTGTGCCGTTGCGTTGTGTCTCTTGTTTATGTCACCGGTAGGCAAGGGTTGTTTTGTATCATATTTTTTCTTGTCCGCATCTGAAATTGCCACTTCGGTGGTTCCACCGATAGCAGGAACCATGTGATTAGCAAAGGAAGGCGGAACACAGGCAAACCAAAATCCCTGTGCTGGATCTCCGTTTGCAAACATGACCATAACTATCACTCCGATGTCGGGCGGTACAAACCACATACCATATGATTTTTGAGTGTCATTAAAATCGTTAGCATTATTTCCTAGTGCTTCGTACGGTGTGTAACCAAAGAAAGGAAATGCAGGACTAACCAAATAGGTTTGTGAATCAGTGTTAGGATCATTACCTTGATTTCTCAGTATGGTAACTTTAAGTTTGCCATTGAAGGTAGGGTCAAGAACGCTCACAACTTTGGCTAGATGTATTCCATTACCAATGCTGCTGGCTTTAGTAAAATTATTTGGTGTTCTTTTTTCTGTTGCCATATTATGTTGATCCTAGACTATCATCAACTACTACCTTGGTTGCAACCGCTTCCTGTTTGTTTTGCGGAATTGGTTTGCCTTCGTAATCAATTGGTTGTCCTTGTTTTCTAAGACATTTTAGGTTTTGTGTAAAAGTTCCGTTTTCAAACTTATTTTCCACCATGGTGACTTGATAGATACCACTAAACGGACTTTCAACTCCTTTTCTATTAAATTGATACAATCCTGCTTTAGTATCAACGTCTGCTGGTGTTCTAAAACTTATGTAAATGTAACAATCCTGTCCTTCGTAATTAGCCGTTCCGTCATTGGTAATAAGGTCGGATTGGCTAGAAGGTTTAGCAAAATAATTTCCCATGCCACTATCAACCATCCAATATGTATCACCTAGTATTTCTAGATCAACAGTTACCAAGTCAGCACTGCTACCATTAAGGAATGCTTCATGAAATGTTTCCGCAACCTGTTTCTCAACGTCATTTTGTCCCGAACCACCTTTTCTGTTTTTAAATAGGGCAGGATCACTTTTCTTTTTAGACTTACCTAGATTAGCGGTTTGTGCTGCTGCGGCTGAACCCGTCGTTGTTTCTGTTTTTGTTTTAGTACCAGAAGCAGTACCTTGTTGATCATTGGTTTGATTTGTGGAGGTATTTTTTTCAGCATTGGAAGCGCCTCCAGTATAAAACAAATTATTAATTGCAATGTCAAATCTAATAATGTCTTGGTTCTGTCCGGTGTATATGTAATCGTACCTTTTTACAATTTTCTTTTCCAATTCAGAATACCCAAGGTTAGCAGAAGTTGGAGAATTAAAGATGCTGTGATGAACAAAGAAAGGTACCACCCTAAATGTATATTTTTTTGCAAAATCTGCAACTAATATATCATAATCTAAAAACTCTATCTGTACGTCTAGTCTAAACCATTTAATAAATCCATCAACTAGATTGGCAGGATCCAATGCCTGTTTTGCATAGGTAGAACTTAGTATGACTTGCACGATTATGTCAGTTAGTTTCTGTTCTTGTGTAAAACTGAAAACTCTAGTTTTAGGATTAATGGTCATCTTGTCTCTTTCAACAAGACCAGTTTCTTCATTATATACATCACCCTCTTTGGAAAAATCGAAGTTGCCGCCGGTTTCTGCACTGTAAGCAAAGGTTGCTTTTCCAATGCCGTTTTCTCCAAACTCATTCTTGGTTACTGGTTGGCTTTTTCCTACTGACTTGGTTGGTTTTTTTGATTTGTTTGTTGCTCCCTTGTCTTCAGTGGTTCCTGATCTGTGTGCAATAAATTCATCCCAACTCTTAGGAAACTGTACTTCGTATATGTCTTCGACAGAATACATTTTATTTTTTACGTTTTCTTCTTCTGCCTTCTTAAGGATGCTTACTAGACTCCGATCCCCAGTCACTAACATCTCTTCAACTGTGTTTTCATTAGGCGCTGCGATTTTAATATCTTTAAAAGTAAGATCAACATTATCACTCAATGCACCGTGATTATACGGGATTGCCTTGACATTGTATTTGCTTCCGCCTTCATCAACCTCAAATTTTACTTCGGTCAATTTCATTGGAAAAAACTTAGGCTTTACACTTTTAAAAACAGTGCCGTCTTGTTTAAAACCTTTGAAATCTAATCTTAATAAAAATGCAGCATTGTTTAGATAGTTTGCATATCCTGCTTTTATTGCCGCGGTCTGCATGCTCTGAAGCAGTAACCCCATGCTGTAAGGTTCATAAATTTCAAATTCAAAACCAGTAGCATTTGAATTGCCAGTTGCCTCTGTTGCAGAAACTACCGCTTTCATTCTGAAATTATCAACATAAAACTCTGGCCTTCCGTATGCAGTATTGACTCTTGATGTGGATCCTGGTGAATCTCTTCCCCCTGAAGAAAATACAATTCCCGATTCAAGCGTTGCTGTTTGTGTTATGAGTCCATCTCCCGAGCCGCTATCTACTTGATTCTGAATGTCAAATGTTTGTTTTGCAAATGATAAATCATCTGTTCTATAAGATGTAGGGTTGTTAAACTGTTGAGGAGTAAGAACTGCCAGTGTCCATAAAGGTGTATAACTTGCAAAATCTAAAAGTGGATTAGGAACAAGGTTTTGTAGATTCTGTCCCTGTGACCCAGAAGTTGTTTCCGGTGGTGTTGTGACAGATGACTTTCCGTCTTTTATTTTATTAACTGCTTTATTGTAGGCTTCTGCGAAACGAGCCATTCCCTTACTGGCGTTGGCTGGTACCTTGTTTGTCTGCGCAATTTTAGTTCCGTCTGGTTTTTTGTTTTGGTATTCATCTAATTGTTCTTGGCTTCCATAAACACGTGCCTTCTTACCATTAATTATTGTGTCAATATAGGGTTGATCTCTATTGATATTAACATTAGTGGTGTTACCATTGCTTTGTATTCTTCTTTCAATGAATTCTGCAGCCATGTTAGACTCCTAGGAATTTTCTTAAATTGGAGTCCTTGGGTATGTAGATTTTTGTTCCTGTTTCAAAATCAAAAATAGGATCTTTGAGTACCTCCATATTTCTTTGAACAAAAACCCACCAAAGTTTCGGATCACCGTAAAGGTCATATGCTAATAAATCTGGTCTATGCCTATACTGTCCTTCAATTGAATATAGGTAATCATCATCTTCTGATGGAACTGGTCTTATGTTAAGAAGTTCCAGATAAAGATTATTCTGTGTTGTAGTTGAGTAGGGCGATGATAAACTGTATGTTGCCATATTATAGGTATCCTTGTCCGCCGTTTACCATCTTGCCTGCTGCATATTTTTTCAAGTCGAATTTTCTTAAATCTGATCTGTTGTATATAGGTTGTACAACCACGTTAAGTGTACTTAAAATTGGAACCCATGTAGGACTTCCCCATTTGGAGCATCTAATATAATTGACATCTTCTGGAAACGTAACTGAAAAAGATTTCACCACAACAGGAATATTCTCAAAAACATTTGAACCATAACCACTTAACTGACATACGACCGGAGGATTACCTGCATTCTCTCCTTGACCGTAAAACATCTTGGTTGTTGTTCTAAAGAATGTAGTGGCTGCTATCCAGTATGCTGCGTCGGTTTCAGTTTCAGCAACAAACTTACCGTTGATTTGAATTTCATCAACCTGACTATTTTTGTAAGCCATGAATGGATAATTGTTATGAGTAGGTTCTATGTTTGTGTAGTTTGCTTTAGTAGATAGTGTTACGCTAGGTTGTATGGGAAATACTGCGCCACCGGTTTCCTCAAGAACCTTAAACATGTTGCTATTAAAAATATTCCACTGGCAACTTATCTTTACACGCCAGTCATCCTTGGATGAAGCATTAACTTTGATAGATTCTCCCGTGGTTGTAAAAAGTTCTCCACCGGCTGGTATATTATTTCCTCTTTTCAAACTTAGTATGTCATTCAAATTGCCTGCGGCACTTGCTATCTTGCCTGCAAAGGATTTAATTCCAGTTGCTAGATTTCCACCTATCTTATCACTAATGCTGGCTTTGATGTCGGCACCAAGATTGTTTGGATTTAAATTTCCTCCCAGGCTGGTTGCTCCTACAGACTGTGATAGTGAAGTAATGCTATTGCCTCCAACAGAAGTGGTAAGTGTATCTGCTATCTGCCCCATTCCCGTGGTAACATCACTTAGGACTCCTGAAGCAGTTGCTCCATTTAAAGCACTGCCCAAGTCGCCGGACAGTTGTCCTATCTTTGCATCAAGATCTGCTTTTCTCAAATCAGAGGCTATCTTAGGGCCTGCTGCCTGTACCTCGGCTGCTGCTGTCTGTAATTGGTCACTTACGCTAGTAACTAATTTTGCGATCGGATTAATGTTTAAAGTCATTTTGGTAATATTTCCTAATCTTTACTCTATTTATTTCTTTCATTATGTGCTATTATAATAAATATTAGGAGAACATTCACAATTATGCAAAAAATCAAATATCTAACAAACAAGGACCTATTGGCAGAGATACACCGCAGTAAAAACACATTTTGCTCCTATGTTGACCCTGAATATCATCAATACGATGTTATCCTGCCAAGTCTTGAAAAAATTAACATAAGAACCATTGCAGAAGCAAAAAGGAACCGTGCTTCAAGGTTATCTAAACAAGCACACGAAGCAGCAGTTGAGGCTGCTGGCAAGAAAATTCCCGCAAAGCAATTTGAAATAGACTATCGAAAAATGCAGAAAGAGGATCTAGTCTTTCGTATTATGACATTTGAACACATTCCGGAGGATCTTACAAGGAAGAAAACCAAAAAGAATACTGCTGATAGCCACGTCAAGGTAAACTTTCCACCTTTCCAGCATTGGAAGTTTGATGAGAAGGACAACCTAATCTGCGTGGGCAAGAGCCATTGGGAAGGTGGTATGGAAAACGGATGCTTTAATCCAAAGGTAGGCAAGGCAACTAACAAACTTGCACTGATGTGGATGAAGTTATGTGATAGATACGCAACACGTGGTAACGTGAGAGGCTATACCTATAACGATGAGATGAAGGGACAGGCCATTCTACAGTTGGCGCAGATTGGATTGCAGTTTGATGAATCCAAATCACAGAATCCATTCGCATATTACACCGCAGCAGTAACCAATTCATTCGTTAGAATTATCAATATCGAAAAGCGCAACCAAAACATCCGAGATGATATATTGGAAATGAATGGAATGAATCCAAGTTGGACACGCCAAAATGCTGATAGGGACAATGGAGATACTGCACCTCGCGGTGAAAAGAAAAAATCTTGACTTTTATCATTAAATCCGTTACAATATAGTAAGGAGTAAAGAATGCCGTTATTTAAGAAAGCAGCCTGCTTCACAGACATTCATTTTGGTATGAAGAGTGGTAGCAGGACACACAACATAGATTGTGAAGATTTTGTTAAATGGTTTTGCGAGGAAGCAAAAGCCGCTGGTGCTGAGACCTGTATATTTTTAGGAGACTGGCACCATAACCGTGCGACCACAGATGTCAGCACAATGAACTATACAGTTTCTAATCTAGAAAGACTAAACGAAACATTTGAAAAAACATATTTCATGGTTGGTAACCATGACTTGTTCTACAAGGATAAGCGTGAAATTAACAGTATTGAGTTCATGAGACTGTTTCCTAATATCGTTCCTATTACTGAACAACTAACAGAAGGTGATGTTACACTGTTGCCTTGGTTGGTAGGTGAAGAGTGGAAAAAAGTTAGGGACATTAAATCAAGATACGTGTTTGGACACTTTGAACTGCCATACTTCAAGATGAATGCCATGGTAGAAATGCCGGACCACGGAGAACTACAGGCCAATCATTTTGTAAATCAAGAATATGTGTTCTCAGGACACTTCCATCAAAGGCAAACAAAAGGAAACGTTACCTACATTGGTAATGCGTTTCCGCACAACTACGCGGATGCTGGTGATGATGACAGGGGAATGATGTTCCTGGAGTGGGGTGGCAAGCCTGAATACAAGACTTGGCCCGATCAACCTGTGTATAGAACGTTTAAACTGAGCCAACTGCTGGAAAAACCCGAGGATCATCTTAGAGAAAAGATGCATGCCCGAGTAACGATTGACGTGCAGATTACATTTGAAGAAGCAAACTTCATCAAGGAACAGTTCATTCCGCAGTTTAAATTGCGTGAATTAATGCTGATTCCTGAAAAGGTGGAAATAGAGAGCAACATTGATCCCATTGATGTTTCATTTGAAAGCGTTGATACCATTGTGTTGAATCAAATAGAACAGTTAGACAGCGAGACATACGACAAGCGTATGCTTACGGAGATTTATCGAGACCTATGATAAAAATTAAAAATATTACGGTTAAGAATTTTATGAGCGTGGGTAATCAGACCCAGGCCATTGACTTTGACAAGGGAGAACTAACACTCGTGTTAGGAGAAAACCTTGACTTGGGTGGTGATGATAGTGGTTCCAGAAACGGCACTGGTAAAACCACTATCGTCAATGCACTCAGTTACGCAATCTATGGAAATGCCCTAACAAACATCAAGCGAGATAATCTCATCAACAAGATCAACGGCAAGGGCATGTTGGTCACTATAGATTTTGAAAAGGATGGCATTGATTATTCCATCCACAGAGGCAGAAAGCCGAACGTATTAAAATTTACAGTCAATGGAACTGAGCAGGAACCAACTGATCAGGATGAAGCACAGGGCGATAGCCGAGAAACGCAGAAAGAAATTGAAACACTGTTTGGCATGAGCCATGACATGTTCAAGCACATCCTTGCACTGAACACATACACAGAACCATTCCTTGCTTCCAAGCCAAATGATCAGAGAATGATCATTGAACAGTTATTAGGAATTACCTTGCTTTCAGAAAAAGCAGAAGCATTGAAAGAAAAAATGCGACTCAATAGAGATGCAATTACAACTGAGAATACAAGGATAGAAACTGTCAAGGCATCTAATGAAAGAATTCAGCAGAACATAGAAAGCCTTGAGCGCAAACAGCGAATGTGGGAAGACAGCAAACAACAGTCTATTGCAGAACTGAAACAGAGCATTGCTGTCCTAGAAAAGATTAATATCGAAGCAGAAATTGAGGCACACAAGTGTTGGGAAACTTTTAATGACAAGAAAAGAAAGTTGGAAGAGGCACAGCGTTGGATGGCGAGCATAACTGCTGATAACGAAAAGCAAGAAAAAATAATTGCCAAACTGAAAAAAGAATTGGAATCCATTGACAAACACGAGTGTTATGCCTGTGGTCAGGAAATCCACGATAACAAGCAGGAAGAAATTAAGAAGCAGAAGGAAGAAATGTTGCAGGAGGCTGCACAGCAGATCCTTACCAACGAGGCGCAGCACGAGGAACACGCAAAAGTTGTAAAAGACATTGGAGAACTTGAAAACTGCCCCGTGACGCAGTATGACAGTGTGGAAGAAGCATACAACCACAGGAATACAGTCGAGAGTTTGCAAAAAGAACTTGCCAAAAAGAGCGAGGAAACAAATCCTTATGCGGAACAGATTGAAGACTTGAAGGAAACTGCACTACAGGAAGTTAGTTTTGATACTCTGAACGAACTTTCAAAGGTCAAGGATCATCAGGACTTCCTATACAAACTGCTTACAAACAAGGATTCATTTGTGCGTAAGAAGATCATTGAACAGAATTTGGCATATCTAAATCAGCGTCTAACATACTATTTGGCTAAGGTAGGATTACCGCACATTGTGGAATTCCAAAACGATTTAACCGTCACAATTACACAACTGGGGCAGGACCTAGACTTCGACAACCTCAGCAGAGGAGAACGAAATAGGCTTATCTTATCCTTGAGTTGGGCATTCCGTGATGTATGGGAAAGTTTATATCACGGCATTAATTTGTTATTCATTGATGAACTTGTTGATAGTGGTATGGACAGTGCGGGTGTTGAGAGTTCCATTGCGGTTCTCAAGAAGATGACACGTGAAAGAAACAAGAACGTGTTCCTAATTTCGCACAGAGACGATTTGGCAGGGCGTGTTAATCACGTATTAAAAGTTATCAAGGAAAATGGATTTACTTCGTATTCTAATGATGTGGAGATTGTACAGTGAAATCACACTATTATTGTATAGAACAAGCATACACTGCTAGTGAATGCCAAGATCTATATGATGCAGTGGTAGAAAATGCAAATTCGCAGGCCAAACCCGTTGGCGCACAAAATGTAACCAAAACTTCTGAAGTAAAACTTTGTGATTATGGGACTGTTATTAAACAAATGAATAAAGCACGAAACATTGTGCATGACATAAACAAGAATTTTTTTGGTTTCAACCTATTCTCAGCAAGCGATTTTGATTTTGTAAATTTAGCAACCTATAAATCCGATGTCAAGGCAGAGTATGATTGGCATACTGATGCAGTTGGTGGTGAGATGTATGATATAAAACTAACCACTATAATGAATCTAAGTCCAGAATCATACGGAGGTGGAGAATTAGAATTTTTTATAAATGGACCTCTTACTCCGAAAGGCTTTGAAAAACAAGGTTCAATCATAATATTCCCTAGTTTCATTCCTCACAAGGTAAATCCTGTCATAGAAGGAGAAAGAGTTACTCTAACGTATTTCGTTACTGGACCAAATTGGTTATGAGCACTGACAACCACGACAAAATGATTGAAGCATTCCAAAACTACTTTAAGTGGCAGGATAGATTTGAATATCATAATTCAGACGAAGCCGGAATTAAGAGTCGCTTTTGGCTATCGGAGATACGTAAGTTTGCAAGTGTAAGAAGGCTAGAAATCCAAAATAAGAGGCAGGATCGAAAGGAAGCCAGAAAAGGCATGGTTGGTCGTCCGTCGAAAGTAAGTAAGACTGATGGCGAATCCGAGTTGGACATTTGAAGGCAATATCATTGACAGTATTCCAGAAGAATATGAAGGCTTCGTTTATCTCATTACCAATACTACCAACAACAAGAAATACATAGGCAAGAAACTAGCCAAATTCAAAACTACCAAACCACCACTCAAAGGCAAGAAAAACAAGCGCCGCGGACACAAGGAATCGGACTGGCAGGACTATTGGGGTTCATCCGATAGGCTACAGGCTGATGTGGAAGCACTAGGCCCAGAAAACTTTACGAGAGAAATACTTTACATGTGCCACGGTAGGGGAGAAATGTCCTATCTTGAAGCAAGAGAGCAGTTTGATCGTAGGGTTTTGGAATCAGACGAATATTACAATGGCATAATCAATGTTAGAGTAGGCGGTTCAGACAAATTGCGCAAGGCACTTCTAGAAAGACATATCAAAAACAAGGCTTAACATAGCAACATGGTTTGGTCGGGGCTGCTCGACCCATCTTGAGGACGCCTGCCGTGCGGGCAGTGTGCGTTCAGATACTGGTGCGTTGCAAGGACAATGCTAACTTAAGGCATGAAAGATGTGGCTCTGTGAAAAAGATACAACCACAAGGCAAGTGATTTCGACTGTTGGGGATCAACTGCCTTCCGCGTATTATGCGAATGCTGAAGTAGGGGGTTGACGGTACGCCGCCTCCGTGCAATTTGTATGTTATACAATTTTTCCTTAGAAAACTGAGAAAAAATTGTAAGATTTACAAATTATAATCTTCTTTAACAGTTTGGTGACGCTAACTCACATGAAGCTCAACAAACCAATTCGCCCGGCAACGGGCGAATTGTGGCTCTACTATCTACATGATGCTAACAAAACTGCTTCGCAGTTGTTGTGTTCATATATATATAAAGTAAGAAAGAAGAAAAATGCGTTGAGCGCAAGCGAAAACGCATAAGATCTTTAGATCTTACTAATAGTGTAAAGGAATAAATAACACTACA